CCCACTATTGTTAGCTATTATTTGAAATTTTGAATCTGCATATCTGCCTTCTTTTTTATATACGGCTGCTTTTATTGTTGAGTAAGCCATTTTGGCAAATGTAAAATTATCATCTTTTAATGTTCTTACACTATTAAATAAACCTGATAATTTCTGTGGTATGTAACCAAAAGACTGAACCATTTTGGCATAATGTGCAATACTTTCGTTTCTTATTTGCTCATTAGGATGTGTAACATCATATTCTGTTTCAGCACCATTGTAGGTAAATGTTTGAGGTATAAGATTATTTTCTAATAAGTTTTTCTGTGTAACATTAAGCTCTACACCCTTTTCCTGGGCAACACCTATTTTACTTGCTTCATAAGCTTCTTTTTGTTTCTTTCTATATTCTTTATCATATGTAAGAACTCTTTTTGTCCATTGCTCTTCTGTGTAAGCATTTTCAGTACCTAAACCAACAACACCTTTCTTTTTAAGTTCATCAATATATTCTTTTTTTAAAAGCATGTTAGGTGGAATCATTGGGGTGGATTCACTACCATTAAACATTCTTTCCATCATGGCTTTAAAACCATCATTAGATATTTTTAATGTTTCTTTTTGAACATCATTAACTAATCCATATATGCTATTTTTGTTAGTATTACTTATATCCTTGTGACCAAGCTGGCCAACTAAATCATTTATAATATTTATTTTAGCTCTATTCTTTAATAAATCAGAACTTTCTTCAGCAAAATCAACTTGTGTTGGTGATGCTGGAGCTATAAAATCTTGTTTTACTCTATTAACAATATCGGAAATATTTGTATTCAAATTTTTGGAAACATTGTCATCTACAGTTTTTGTAAAGGCATTTCTAAATTTATAAAACCTAACCTGATCTTCAAGCCTTAATGATTTGATGTCAGTTTCACTTACTACAGTATTATTAATTAGATTTAACTCTAATGTTGCCAATTTAGTTGTAGATTCTCTAATAGATTTTTGACGAATATCAGTCTCAAGCTTTTCATAAATAGCAATCTTAGATTTCATTGCTGTTTCAACTTTATCACCATCTATATTTGGGTCATTAGCAAAGTTGATTCGAGTATCTATTGCCATTTGCAAAAGCTCTGGTATTGATACACCAGACTCTATGGCTAAATCCACAGCATTTACTGCAACACCAGTTTGCAGTTCTTGACCATATACAATCTTGGCTTTGTCTGCGTCTAATTTACTTGCAGAATTACTATCTATAAGCTCAAATAATTCTGATTTTCGTCTCTCAACAAATTCAATACTTTCATCATCTGCACCATTCGATATGTTATTTATTTCTTGCACTAAAATGTTATTTAGGCCTTTTTGTGCTTCAAATAGTATAGTATTTTTTACATCTTTTATTCTCTGAGCAGAAGCCTGTCTAGTTGCCTTTCCCCATACATTGCTTAATGTTGGGCTTATAACATTAAAAACTTCTGATGAAATATTTTTTTTAATGCCATCAATATATTGTTCTCCAGCAGATTTGACCAAAAGGTTACCATCTCCATCAACTCTGCCTTGATTTTCTTGAAAAGATTGATTTGCCACATCTTGTGCATGGTTTTGTAAAGCCAAGCCATAGCTATTGATAGCTTCTTTTTTAAAATATTGTTGTGCCTTTCTTAGATTAGATTTGTTGTAAATATCAGCAGTAAAACTATTAAGGGACATTTGATCTAATGGCTTTGGTATTGTATTACCTTCTTTGTCTTTTGTAGTTTGTGTACCAAGTTGTCTTCCTGCTATCTCAGCATCAAGAACTGCTTGTTGAAACTGATTGTCATCTACAAACTTTGTTACATTAGATATTGTGTTAGCTATATTTTGACTGGCTTGAGACATTGCTAAACCACCACTGCTATAATCCATAGCAACTGGGCTAACTAGATTTTGTCTTTTGATAGTTCTTTTAATAGCCATTATTAACTAACCTCATATGCTTTTGAAGCTGATTGTGCTGCATTACCCAATCCAGTAAGTAAAGCAGCTTTTCCTTTAGTTTTGCTTGCTTGACCCTGTAATTGAAACTTACGTCTATTCTGAAAACCCATAAGCTTGATAGCAGAAACATCGGCTTTAGCTAACTGTGTTTCTCTTCTTCTTATATTTTGAATACTGCCACTTGTTCCGACTGCTACCCCACCTCTGCCAGCACTGGCAGATATACTTGCAAGTTGGGCATTTAGTTGTGCCGTTCTATTTATAGCTTCTTGGTCAGCTTGTATCTTAGCCATTTCAGCTTGTTCATAAGCAGCTTGTGCATCATTAGCATATGCTTTTTGTGCTTGTCTTGCAGCAGCTAGTGACATAACTGCACTCAATCCGTATCCAGCAGCTCCCATTAAACTTCTACCTCTAGTAATATGCCGTTAAGTGTCATTGGCAATGGTTCCTCTTGTGTAACTGTTACCCTTCCTTCCCTTGACCAACCTAATAAAAAGACTTCTTTTCTTTGTGTAAGAGCAGTAGGCTCTTGAGAAAAATCGTCTGTTACTGATCTTAGCAAAATTCTTGTGCCTCCTGCTTTCACATTAAGTGTTGATACTAAATCAAGAACAGCCCTTACAACTCTTCTTTTTTGACCAACACTAACACCATCTGGCAACTGCATTTCAGGAGGTAATGTAGTTATCTCAGGTGTATAAGCTAACCCTATTTCCACAGATGTGACCTCTTGACCAAGTGTAACAACACCACTTCCGTCTGTTGTAAATGTACCTAGTGAGTAATTTCCAGATCTAACCTGTACTTCTGTATTAGGTAAATGTGCAACTGTCCAAGTAGCTGAAGAACTTCCAGTTAGCTGAGAAGACATATCTAAATAATAATCATTTTTGAAAAGCTCTAATGATTTGACTGTAGATGAATCAATAGTTCTTTCAACTATTGTATATATTTGTCTATTAACATTAACCATATTTTTAAAATCACCATTGGTATCATATCTAACCCAACCTTGAACCTTTTCTTTTCTTATAGACATAAATACTGGCATATGACCATCTGAATTCAGTAAATACAAATAACCTTCCATTTGATCTGATGATTCACGTTGTGCTTCAATAGCTGTAGGTGTTCCAATAAGATGTTCTGATAACAAGGTTATTGAGTCTGAGTTATATGCCTGCGATATATCTGAGAATATAAATTCACGAATAGCACCTTTTGATTTAGTCAAAAAAACTATAGCACCATCAAATTCTTGAGGTTGGACAGCTCCTGAGCCATAGCTAGTTTGTTTCTTAACTGTAATGGTTGAGGGTGTAAGAGGTTTGTTCTCACTAGTTGGCACATAGAGTTCTTGCTCAGAAGTAAAGATTGTGAGAAATCGAAATGACTGCAAGGCTTTGATTTCGGATACCTGTGCTTCTGCAATTTGTATTTGTATTGATTCATCGTCATTTCCTGTTCCAACATCAAAATTAGTAAACTCACCAATCTTTGACATAAATAAAAAGTTAGGAAGGTCACGGCTACCACCAAATATTAATCTTTGGTCATGTAATGTTACGGCTCTTGCATACCCTCTGACAGAACTAAATACTGGTTCTTGCCAGTCAGTAATGGCATTTGTATTAGACATTGTTCCAGATATAGTTGCTGTAACAACAGTTGCACTAGTGTATGCAGTAATTTCTGCATGAAATACTAAACCAGCAGAATCAACCAATCTTAAATATAAACCAACATAATCTGATGTAAATGCATCAGCACTTGCAGTTAATGTTGTTGAACCATGTGTTTGTCCAGGAGTAATAGTAACACTACCTGATGCAAATTTATAATATGGTTGATAAGTCAATCCATTTGAAGAATCAAATGCAAAAGCAGTTCTTGTAAAATTACTGGCACTTGTTCTTTGTATTTGTTGCATTGGAATATCTGGATGTGTCACAAACATCGTGTCACCACTTTGTGCAACAACTAATGAGCCTATTTGTGAAGATGTCCATGGACAACTTGTTACTGTTTGCAGTATTGTTGTAGGACTTGATATATCCACAACTCTTAATTTAGTGTCACTAAATAATAATATATAAGCCTCATCTTCATCATAAACATAGGCTTCTGTCTGATAAACCTCATTTGCAAGGGTCTGAAGATACCTTAGTCCAGGTCTTCTAGTGCAACCACCTTGAGCCTTTAACCTTACGTTACGAAGCCTGTATGCTCCATTACGATAGGCTTCAGCATCAACTCTAGATGATAAAAGAGGGGATAGCTCCCCTGATGAAAAATTAGTCGTAAATTGCCTTAGAAGTGCCATTCATTTAAGTTCCTGTAGTCCCTTCAATTTTTGTAAAGATTCCAGAACCTAATCTAATTCTGTGAAACCTACTCAACGCCACTTGTTGAGTTGTAACTTGTTGTGCATCTCTGGCTTTGGCTCTTCTAAATTGCAAATCGGCAAGTTGGCTGTATGAACGTGCAATATCCGCTTTTCTTGTAACAGATAAAGCCAAAATTGATGCAAGGCGATATATAACCCATAAGGTAAATGCAGGTGGCCAATACTGAGTATCAACTCTAAAGATATAGTTAAGAACAACTCTGTCATTCTCATTAGCATTTAGATAAATATATCTTTCATAGATATCGTATTGCTGAACAGCATCTTCTATTGTTATCGTTTGTACTTGAATAACAGCAGGCTCAGTTGGCATTGCATAAGCAGCATCCCAACGATCTACTGGTGCATCAGCTAGTCTTGATAACTGTATCTGACCAGTAGCAAAGTTCCAGTTATTCTGTGCTAAACAATCCTCAACTATGTCTTCATAGCTAGTGTTCATCACAAGTGCTTCATCAGTAGCTTCTGTAAAAGAGGATAAAGGCTCCATGCCAACTAAGACCATTGCCCTTTGTGCTACCTCAATATCGGTCTTGGCTGTATTTGGCATTATTTAACTATCCTATATTCACCCTTATCCAATGTAGCATCACCAACCTTTTTAGGTTTCATAATATTGGAAACTAATCCTATAACACTAACGTTTTTAATTCCTTTTATTATGTTGCCCATAGTTTTAACACTTTTGGCTCTTTTAGCATCTAGATCTTTTGAAATAGCACCACTCAAACGATTAAATCTAGATCCATATCTTGCAAAATCCCTATCCAATTTAGTATTAGATTGGGCAATACCTGTTTTTGCAGATTTTT